ACCGGAGGCGGCGCCTCGAGCAGCTGCCGGTGCCTGAGATGCAGCACCGTCGCCATGGCATAGACGCCGCCATAGACCTCGCGCACCGAGTTGCGGCCGAACAGTTGATGCAGCATCACGTCCGGCGCTAGGAACAGGCCGAGATGGTTGACGACCTTGGCCGGCCAGATCCGCATGCCGATAACGTCGCAGTGCCGCCACTCGCCGTCGACCGGGACGAAGCCGGCCTCGGCGACCTGGCTGGCTATGATGTCGCCGCCGCGCTCCCACCACATCCAGTCGCGACCGAAGTCGGGAATGTCGATGCCGGCGTGATCCTTGATGCCGTCCCTGACTAGGCCAAAACAGTCATGCGTTCCCCATGCCCATTTGCGGCCGACCAGCGGTGCCCGCCAACCGCACGGCTCGATCACGGCATGGCTGCCGAGCGGCCACGACACGATCAGCCACGGCAGGCCGGTCGCCTCGCACATGGCGCGGTCGGCGTCGGATGGTGCGGGCTGGCCATAGACGTGGCTATGCACGACCGCCTCGATCCGATGTTGTTCCTCGATCCGGCACCAAGCGCGCATGTCCATGACAAAGGTGTCAAAGTCGGTCGCCTTGTTGGGAACCGCCATGAAGGCGCCATCAGCGACGACGCCGCAGGATTCCAGCGGCTGGCATGCCTCGGCATGGGCCAGCGCGGCGGCCAGGATTTCCGCTGTCGGCTGCCAGCTCATTGGCGCACCAGGAGGCTGGCCGGGAAGGCCGAAGTGCGCAGTATGCCGTACTGGCCGAATCGCGCCTTGCAGGCATCGAGCGTCTTGCGGCAGCGGTCCTTGGCCGGGTCGCTGGTCGGATTGCCGTTGATGTCCTGCACCGGCGGCCCGGCATAAGAGCATTCGGCCGATCGATAGACCCATTGGCAGGTGCCGGCGATCACCTGGCGGCGCGGCAGCATCACGCCGGCCACATCGAACTTCACCGCGAGCTCCATCTCGACGAAGATCGGATTTTCGCTGGCCTTGCGTGCGACATAGTAGATCTCGTCGGGAAAGGCGCTGTTCGGATCGGCATAGGGATTGCCGGCCGGGAAGTTCACCGCGTCGAGATATTTGCCAAAAGTGCGCTTGCGCGTCAGCCTTGCGCCAAGCCCGTCCGCTATCGAGCGCAGGTAGTTGCCAAGTATGCCGCCGATGTTGGCGGCGCGCAGGGTGGGCCGCGGCAGCTTGCCGGCGCTGTTGATCTCGAAGCCGGTCGCCTCGATCGGAACCGAGTCGTAGGTCTGGCCCTGCCAGATGATCGGCATATTGCCGCTCGGCGTGGTGCCGGGATGCCAGCGAAAGATCGTCGTGCCGCCGATCGGCGTATCGTCCCAGACGAACATCTCGACGAGTTCCTGCGCTGCCAGTTGGGAAACATCAGAGCGGACCGTCATGCGATGACTCCGATCATGCCGTTATCCCGTTTGCCTTGACGAACTCAGCGGTCAGCGTGCCGTAGTAGAGCGGCGCGGCCGGCGATGCACCCTTGCGCCGCAGCACCCATTCGACATGCCATGTATCGCACCAGACATGGTAGTACGTGCCGGTTTGCGGTTCCTTGAACTGGAATGCGTTCGCCTTCTGCGCCACTAGGTAATCGACCATCGCCTGCAGCACGGCGTTCTCCCGATTTTCCCAGATAAGGCTCCATTTCATGTTGAGCGCGTTGATGCCGTCGAGCGTGCGCTGCGCATAGCCGTCGCCGAATTGCGCTACTTTAAGCCGCCACTCGTCATCGCGCGTGACGGGAATGTCGGGGATATTGCAGGGAATGGTTCCGTCGAAACCGGGCATCGGCTTTATCCTGGCACTGCGCGAAGCAATCCGCCTGGCCGGCTTTCACGCACGATGACGGCCTGCGCGGCGCGGTCGATCATCAGGCCGAGCTTCTTGCCGTCATCGGTGGATGCGACCACTCTATCCGGCGCGCTGTTCACCGACACGCCAATGCTGCCGATGTTGTTGGTTACCCCAGCCCCACCCTTGCCGACCATGTTCTTCGGAATGATCATCTCGCCGGGATGCGCGATGATCGGCACGCCGCCGCCACTGATCATGCCACCCGAGGCCATCGATGGCGCGCCGATGAACGCCAGTGGGCTGACGCGCTGCTTCGGAAACGACGTCTTGCCGACGATGCCGCCCGACTTCGCTGCGCCGAACAGGCCGCTCAGGATGCCACCGCCGCCGGCAGGGTTGAATAGCGACTGCAGCGACATCTGGATGAGCGAGTCAAGGATACGGTTGAGCATGTTGTTGAAGGCCTCGCCGGCCTCGACGCCGTTGCGAAGATCGTTGATCAGTCCGCCGATCGCCGATTGCGCCATTTGCGAAACCTGTTGCGAAAACTGCTGTGCGGCCTGCGCCTGCAGCCTGGCGGAATCCGCAGCCTGTTTCTGGTGCTCGGCAAGCTCGGCCGATTTCACGCTGGCAAAAGCCTGCGCGTGCGCGGCCGCCTCGATCTTGGCGCGCATTTCGTCGGTGACCGTGCCGTATTGCTTGGTCGCCGCCGTCAGTCCTTCCTGAATAAGTTTCTGTTCTTCCATCTGCGCCTTGCGGCGCGCATCGCTCTCCCAGAACTGCGCATCGATGTCGAGCTGCTTATTCTTCAGGTCGAGGTCTTCCTTCGACAGTCGCAGCCAGTCCTCGAGTTCTGTGTTCGCCTCCTTTTGCCGGGGCGCAGCGCCCGCCCTGCGGCTGGCATAGGCAAGCACATCCTCGCGGGTGGCACCGCCGCCGAGGATGCTCTGGTTCGATTGGATGGCGCCGGCCATGCCGGGAATGTTGGCAATCTTGGTTCCGGGAGCAGCCTGCAATACCTTCAGCGCACCGCCGGCGCCGAGGAAATGCGCAAGGTGCAATGTCGCTTCGGTCACCTCTTGGCCGGCATCCTTCAGGTCGCGTGCGTTTTCGGTCGCGTATGCGCGGATCATGCGCCGGTTGGCCTCGACATCGGTGCGCAGCGCCAGGATGGCTGCGTCTGACATGCCTGCGGCCTCGGTCGCAAAGTTGCGCTTGAAGACCTCCAGCCAGGTCGACGAGATGAACTGGCCGGCGCCCGTGGCGCTGGACAGCGGATTCTTGGCGTTCGCGTTGCCGCCGCTCTCTGCCTGGATCACCCGCTCGGTGAAAGCGTCGATGGCACCGGCCGCACCCTCGAGCGACCTGTTGAGCAGGTCGATCCGGTTCTGGCCGGTGACCGGCCCGAGATCGAGCGGCCCGCCAGCACCCGGAAACGAGAAATTGAGCGAGTTCTGGATTGTCTGACCGGCCGATTCGGCTGCCCGCTCAAGCTCGGCGAACGAGGCGACAAGCTCAGTGCGGATCGCGGTCGCCAGTTCGACGACCTTGCCGCTGCCGTTCTCGATGATCGCGTCGAGCGCTTTCAACAATGGCTGCGCATCCTTGACGCTGGCCTTGTGCTCCTCGACGGCCGTCGCAAGATCATTGAAGGCATTCGCCAGGCCGGCCACATCTTTGATAGGCGCACCCATGGCGTCGAGCAGACCGACGATCTCGGTTATCCCCTCGCTCTGCGCAGCCATCGCCTTCTGCGTATCCTCGTAAGCCACCGTAAGCGACTTTTCCTTGGCGACGGCGCGACCGGCGGCATCGGCCTGGTCGCGCAGCTTCTCGGCCGCGCGATTGAGTTCCGGGAATAACTGGCCATACTTGTCGGCCAGTTTCTGCAGCTCGTCGGCCTGCTTTTCGAGTTCCTTCGTGGCCTTCTCGGCATCCTTTTCCGTATCGGAAAAATAGCTTGCCGCGACCGTCGCCAGTACGCCGAACGCCACCACCGCCAGGTTGATCGGGTTGACCATGCCGAGCATCGCCGTGCCGAGGGTGCGGGCGCCGGCGACCAGGCCGCCGCCGGACATCTGCTGCGCGATCTGGCCGAGCTGTTGCTGCACCGCGCGAATGCCTTGGCCGGATGCCAGACCGGAGAAGATGTCGTTCAACTGGTATTGCATGACGCGGGCGTCGTTCACCATCTGCGCGCTGGATTTCTGGAAGTTCTGATTGAGCGCCGGGCCGATCGATACCTTCTTGCCGACATTGCTCAGCGTCTTTTCGGCGGCC